CCCCGCATCGAGTTGTATGAAGTTTCAAAATTATGACCCTAATTTTTCTACCAAACTAATCTACTAAGAAAACTAACCAATTCCAAACTAACCAATCCAACACCCCAAAAATTTTCCACCTGAATTTTCTCCACCAAACCACCTTACATTATTTCCCAATTACAATTTTGTAATAAAGGGTTAATGTAGGCTTTTTCGTACTAAATGCGGGGTATTTATGATATAATCGAGGTATATACTGACAAATAATGGGGTGGGGTGCGTGAAAGACACTGGTTTCTTTTTTAAGATGGATTATCAGGATAAATATAAACTTGATTTTTGTGTTGAAAAGACAGGTATTGACAAATCCACTCTAATTAGAACCCTAATTGACTGCCTTTTTCACGATTTAGAGCCCCCATTTCGTGAATTTAGCTCATAAAACAATACTTTTTAAGGGTGGTGATTTTAATTGAATTTTTAAAAATAGTACAACTAATACAAGCTTTTTTTTTATACCATTTAGAGTATGAAATAGAAATAAAACTTACATCACGAAGTAGTGCTATATTTAAATGTGTATTAACCAGAAAAAAGGATAGTTTTCTTAGAAGTAAACCTTATTATAAATGTTTAATATATTTATCTGGTATTGATAATGATGGGTCTGATTGTAAAGTATTAGTATTTAAAACGAATTTCAAAGATGTAACTAAATCTTCTAGTCATTTAGATATAAGTTTTATGACTGAAATAAAAAAACCTACAGAAGAACAATTAACCTCAGTTAAAAAAGTATTTAACTGGGAATTTAATACTTTTTAAGGGTGGTGATCTTGGCATTATGGCTAAAACTGTTTATTTAAGCCCTTCAACCCAAGAAGATAATATCGGGGCAGGGAATTATGGAACGGAAGAGATCAGGATGAATCAAATTACAAATGTAGTAGCGTACCACTTGACACGTCATGGTATAGTGGTGTATCGGAACGACCCTAATATGTCTTTGCGGCGGGTTGTAGAGGATAGCAATAACAAGGATGTGGATTTTCACTTGGCTATTCATTCAAATGCGGGTGGTGGTCGAGGGTGTGAAGTGTTTTGTTATAAAGCAGGCGAAGCAGGAGAAACGGAAGCCTGGAAGATATACAATGAGTTGTCAGCGATAACCCCAACAGCTGACAGGGGTGTAAAACAAGGTTATAATTATTATGGTGATGGTATTCACATGTACGAAGTGTCTTATACGGATGCTATAGCAGTGCTTGTGGAAGTTGAATTTCATGATAATGTGATTGGTGCGAATTGGATTTCAAGTAATATTGAGCCAATAGGCATTGCGTTAGCTAAGGGGGTACTGTCCAGCTTGGGGATGAGTTATGTTCCCCTAAGCCCGCCAACATCAAATACCTTTTATCGTGTGATGTGTGGCTCGTTTGCTAAACGTGAAAATGCTGAAAAAAGAGTTGAGGAACTTAAAAAGTCTGGTTACGAATCTACAATAATGGAGGTATGACAATGAAATTTGGATGGATTAAAGACAAAGCAGACCCAAGGGATTTACTTCAACCCCCAAATTATTTAAAAGCTTTTTACAGTGCTGAGATTAAAGAGAGTGTTGATCTGCGAAAACACTTTTCTGCTATTGAAGATCAAAAAACGATAGGTAGTTGCACAGCCTGCGCCGCAGCAGGAATTGTGGAGTACTATGAGAAGAATTTGCAAGAAAATTATACTCAAAATAATTTTACGCAAGTATCAAAATTATTTACTTATCGAACCTCTAGAAATCTGATCGGAATAGTAGGAGATGAAGGTAGTACTATTAGATCAACAATGGGGAGTTTGAATCTGTTTGGTGTGTGTCCTGAGAAATATTTCAAGTATAATGTCAGGGATGTAAATATTGAGCCTGGTGCGTTTCAATATACCTTAGCACAGAGGTGCAAATCTATAGATTATTACAGGATTGAAACAATTGAAGATATTAAATTAAATCTGTCCAATTCCATTCCAGTTATTTTTGGATTTAATGTGTACGAGAACTTTGGAGAAGCAAAAGAAGATGGATTTTTTCCGATGCCACAAGGAAACATTGTAGGGGGGCATGCGGTAGTAGCTGTAGGCTACACTAATGCGAATTTGATAATTAGAAACAGTTGGGGCAAAGCCTGGGGTGAAGAAGGTTACGGTTATATACCTTGGGAGTATATTGAGTCCGATGCTAGTGATTTTTGGTGCATGACAAAAATGGAGTATATCGAATCAATTTTTTTGGAGTGATAAAAAATGGGAAAATCATTAGAGCAAGTTGTAAGAGAGAACATTGATAACATCAGGCAGTGGAGATCAGAAGGTTATACATGTAATCAGATTTGCAGGAAAATCAATGTAAAGCAAAGAACACTATATCTCTACATCCGAACGATTCCAGAGCTTGCGGATGCTTGGGAATATGGTAATACTAAATTAGTTAATGAAGTGCTAGAACCTGCTATTCTAAAACAAGCCTTAAATGGTATGCCGTACATTGAAACAGTAGAAGAGCGGCAAGAAGTCATAGATAAAGATGGCAGGGTTACATATGAGATGGTTGTAACTAAAAAGACACATAAGACCGTTTATTCCCCTGCAATTCTTAAATATGTGTTGGCTTGCTTAGCACCTGATAAGTGGGGTAAAGCTGAAATTAAGGATGAGAAGAAATTAGAATTGTCACATGAAATGGATATTTACGGCACATGAGTACATTATATTGTTATAAAGAAGGTAAACTTGCACTAAGACTTGGTGTTGAGCCTAACCCAAAACAAAAAATATTGTTCAGATCAAGGACTAAAAACATTGGGTATGGTGGCGCACGTGGCGGTGGCAAGTCCTGGTCACTTAGAGTTAAATTCTCAATACTTGCCATGAAGTATCCAAGACTTAAAATCTTACTTCTACGCCGTACTTATCCAGAACTTGAAGCTAATCATATTATACCGCTTCAATCAGAACTACAAGGAATAGCAAGATATAAAGAGACTAAAAGAGTTTTCACGTTTGACAATGGTTCAATCATCAAGTTGGGTCATTGCAAATCTGAGAAAGATATGTTTACTTATCAAGGGCAAGAGTATGATGTGATAGGGTTTGAAGAAGCTACCCTATTTACAGAAGATCAAATCAGATTTATTAAGACTTGCCTTAGATCAAATAGACCCGACTTTGATTCCAGGATTTATTACACGTGCAATCCTGGCGGAGTCTCACATCACTATATAAAACGTGTTTTTATAGATAGAGATTTTGAGCCTGGGGAAAAACCAGAGGAATATGAATTTATCCAGGCTCTAGTCTATGATAATACTGTACTTTTAAAAAATGACCCTGGTTATATAGATATTTTAAATTCCATGTCACCAGAGCTAGTTGCAGCTCACAGGGATGGTGATTGGGATGCATTATCAGGGGCATATTTTAAAGAGTTTAAGCAATTAACCCATGTTATAGAACCATTTCCAATTCCTGATAGTTGGTTCAAATATGTTGTAATTGATTATGGCTTAGATATGTTAGCTGCGTATTGGATTGCCGATGATACGCAGGGGCATTTCTATTGTTATAAAGAGTTATGTGAAAAGGATTTAATTATATCGGATGCAGCAAAAAAGATGCTCGAATTCAATGACGGCGAAAAAATAACTTTTTGGTATGCACCACCCGATATAACTTTCAGACAGAAGGATACAGGGAAATCAAGTATAGAACTATTTCATGAGAACGGTATACCCTTTATTACAACTCACAATGATAGGGTTGAGGGTTGGTTAATGGTAAAGGAACTACTTAAAATCAGAGAAGAAAAACAGCTCGATGGAACTACAATAAGGCGGCCAAGGTTGCAGATATTTAATAACTGTAAACTACTTATAAAACATTTACCAATCATTCAAAGGGATGATAAAAACCCGAATGATTGCAGCAAAGAGCCGCATGATGTAACACACCAACCCGATGCGATTAGATACTTTGCTAGTGAATATGTAAAACTTCCAACCTCTACAGTTGAACATATTACAGGGGTTTGGCATAGGAAAGAACTAATGGCTCATGGATACACCATAAGTCAGATTAACGAATTTGTCCGTAGGGGTTATATAGAATTGATAGGAGAATAATAACAATGGAAAATATTATAGATCAAAAAGAATTCCTTATAGATATGCTTCACAACGTCGAGGAGTTATCCGAATTACAAAAGGAGATTATTAAGTTTGCAAGAGGAAAACTCCGTGCAAGGAGTATGAGACAGGAAATAAACGATGTAAATATTGCGATTGGAAACCTGCATGTTTGGATGAAAAAATTTGAAGAACAAGAAAAAGATTTGGAAAGTTTAAAATCTGAGTTATAATTATGGATATATTATTTTTAGACAATCCAACTCTCCCTATTAAAAATCTACTAGAACAAAACAATTGCAATGCGTACAAACTGGGAAAAGAGAATCCGATGAGTGTAGAATGTATCTACACTCATAACACTACTTTTGTAGTCGATGATTATCCACGGCTTAAGTATGTCCTATGTCCTATGACTGGGATTATGCATTTAGGAGATACTAAAAAATATGATCTATATTTTTTAGATGATAAGGCATGGCTATATGAGAATGTTTGGAGTACCGCCGAACATACCTTTAGTTTAATTATTCGTTTAATAAGAGGTTTAAATCGTGAACTTAA